TCCTCGCATATATGCAAGTTCTGTTTTGATTTCTTGTAATTGATCTTTAATTTTTTGCTTGTCCATAGTTAATAGTGACAATGCTCGAAGAGGGATTTGAACCCCCGACACCCTCCGTGTAAAGGAGACACTCTACCACTGAGTTATTCGAGCGAGTGTCGGTAAGAGGACTTGAACCTCCACGTCATAAGACACCAGAACCTAAACCTGGCGCGTCTACCAATTCCGCCATACCGACTGGCGACTCAGGTTGGACTCGAACCAACGACCGACTGCTTAGAAGGCAGTTGCTCTATCCAACTGAGCTACTGAGTCAAAAAACTTCAAGCATAATATGCTTTGAAGTATGCAACAATTCCATCACATCTAGAATTTCCTTGTGACACCCAGTCATGGGCACACTCGGTGATTGCTTTCATATTATATAGCGGAGCTCCATCTTTGTCAAGTTGGGATCCGAATCGATTGAGAAGAATGGAGTACGCACGTTGGCGTGTCTCCATCTTCTGGTCATTATAACGCCAGTCGTCTGCCATGTCAAGAGTATCGGAGGACGAGTTTCTTGCTGTAGGAGTAGGCATAGTTTGTGCGGTTTCCATGGATACCCCATCCTAACCAATAATAAGCAGCATTCATGTAGTAGGGGACACTTTGACCACCGCCCTTCAGTACCACTTCAAATTTTGTCCACTGGTTTTCGTTGACCATGTATCGCAATTGCATACCAAAGTCAGAAGGACTACCATTATACTTACGTGCAAAGGATCCCAATCCCAGGTAACGATTAGTAGAAGTCCACTGGATTAAACCATACCCACCACGAAGACACTGATCGTAAGGGACAATAGCACCTCCCTCACAAATGTTATGTTTAAAATTACTCTCTTGCTTAATGTTTCCCATCACAACTGCAATGGCATTGCGATCATAAATGCCACGTCCTTGCAGGAATTGAGCAACCTGTGCCTCGGCTGGAGTACAATCCACACAAACATAGTGAGGAGCAGGAGGTTGATCGTATAACATAGGTGTTCAACTCGACGACATGATCATCATACCACCATATAACAATCCTGTCAATGGGGGTGTACCATAAATATTTTTGTCACACGGTATTAGATTATGAGACTTTCTGCAGACGATATTACAAGACTAATTCGTGCGTGTGAATCCTATAAAGACCAAACAGGTTCCGAGTACATCTGGGATATCTACGACCAACTAGAAAACAAACTTAAAATGTATACGGAGCAAATGTTGACTACAGATGCTAAGTGATTATAATAGAATAAAGGAAAATTAAAATGAAAGTTGGAATGATTGGATTAGGTCGTATGGGTGAGGGTATGTCTCGCCGTATGATAAAAGCAGGTATTGAAGTATGGGGTTATAGAAATAACTACGAGAAAGCATGTGAACAATATGAGGCAGGATATGTAAATGGTGTTACTACTTCATTAGAAAGTTTAGTCCAGGCAGTTAAATCTGACTCTAAGCAATACACTAGTGCTGGCAAAGTTCCAGGCATCTTTCAACTTGTTATTCCTGCAGAACTTGTAGAGGAAACTATCAATGACTTACTACCATTTCTTAGTGATGGAGATATTGTTATTGATCATGGCAATTCCAATTTTAAGGACTCGCGCCGCAGAGCAGAGCAACTGGAAAAATTGGGCATCCAATATCTTGATTGTGGTACTAGTGGTGGTGTTTATGGTTTGGAGCGTGGATACTGTCTTATGGTTGGTGGCAGAAGTCTCGCAGTCGATGTATGCCGCCCTATCTTCGATGCACTCGCTCCAGGAATTGGTGCTGCAGAACGCACAGGAGATGGTTCATATGTAATGTATCCAGAAGAGTTTGGATGGATGTATTGTGGGGATCCTGGTGCAGGTCACTTTGTAAAAATGGTACATAATGGGATTGAATATGGAATCATGCAAGCATATGCAGAAGGATTTAATATCCTGCATGAAGCAAATGCTGGGGCAAAGTACGTTGCTGCAGGTGATGCTGAGGTTGCTCCAATGGATTGCCCAGAAGATTATTGCTACGACATTAACGTTGCTAAAGTGGCTGAGTGTTGGCGTCGTGGTAGTGTGGTTGGGTCTTGGTTACTTGATCTTACCGCTGATGTACTACGCAGTGATCGTGAGCTTAGCAAGTTCGATGGGGGAGTATCAGACTCTGGTGAAGGACGTTGGACTGTTCACGCTGCTGTGGATCTTGGCGTACCCGCTCCTGTCATCAGCAGTGCTTTGTTTGCGAGATTTGAGTCGCGCCGTCTTGGTGCTTTCACTGCCAAGGTTCTGAATGGTATGAGAGCAATGTTTGGAGGACATGATGTTCGATAGTCCAGAAGCACCTATAAATGGTGAAGTTGATAAGTGGGGGTTTACTATCAAACCTACTATCAGTGATGATGAATTAATTCTTATGTGTCTTAAGAATGCTCCTTGTGGTAGTGATAGAAAACAGGCAATGAAGTTAATTAAAATCTACGAGGAAAAAATTTAATGACCCTAGCACATGTCCTACTTTTCGGATCACTACCCTTTATATGTGCCACCGCATATTTCGGGTACAGAACAGGTGAGAATAACTATTATGAAACCGACGCCTACACAGGAAATGGAACAGCGCATTAGAATGAGGTATGCGTTTGCCATGTCATCCTTTGGCAGAATGTTTACCCCAGGTAAGATATCATTTGAGATGAGAGAACTATGCATTAAATGGTCTCAAATTGACGAACAACCACCCCGTGGTGATTTGTATGAAGTTGATCGTTATTTCCTAAACCTTTGGAAAATTAAAGAACAATGAACCATGCAATTTTTTCTGGATTACTTTTATTTTTCTGTATAATAGCAAGTATTACATGGAGTTTAGAATATGCATATTCAATCTGAATTAATTTTTATTGGTTTCTATTGTTTGTTCGGATTATTTTTATTCATTCTATCAATTATATCAGAATAATGTTACAATTTGCTAGGTTTTGTGGGACTGTACTTAACAACCCATATGGATTAGCTATCATGGCATGGTGCCTGGTCTTTGTTCCCATCATAGGAATGTGGGCAGTTCATAAATACAGTTGGCAACACTGGGAACCTTTTACGAGGAAGCATAAATGAATCCAGTAATTTTAATCGGATGCTTTACACCACTGGTTATTATTTTTATAGTATTAAAACTTTCAGTATGGGTATCTGCTGTCAACGACGAAAAAAATTATGTCGGAAAAGAATCTTCACGAAAACGAGGACCATATGTGGACAACGCATATGAAGACGTTGATGAAGAGGAAGAAGAATATGGAGATCGCACAGACTATAGATGACGCTCTCTATGAATACTATGTTATAGAACGCGGACAAGAAGTTCCCAATTGGAGATACATTAAAGATCAAGATTGGTGGATTGAATACTTGAAAGATTTAGGAATCGATCCCAGGAACCCATGAGTAACCAACCCGACTACACAGTAAGTTTAACTATAGAAGATGTACGCTTGTTACATCATTCTGTTACAGAAACCATTAGGTTATGGCCAGGTGCTCCTGCTAGACCACACGAAGAACAAGAACACTTGTGGTTTATGAGAGATTCTTTGTATAGAATTATGTTAGATTATCGATTTAATCAATTATGAAATTTGAATTAGACATGGAGGACTATGCAATTATCCTCAATGCATTACACTACTATAAAAAAGTTGAGAAGCGAGGGAACTTCAAGCAGTATAATGAAGAGCGTGTCAATGAGTTGAGAGACAAAATGGCATACCAATTAATCCCTTCCAGAGATAGTAATAGATTATGATGAGTGGAATATTTGTATTTGGATTTGTGATACTACTCACTGTGGGAATGGAACTTACTTGGCCAGTTAAAAAATGAATTTATTATTACGTCCTCTCGACTACCCAAGTGATCCTGTATGGTCAGTAATTATCTTGGTAATTATTGCTGTTGTATTGGCACTAGGTTATGTCGTATACATACTAAGACAAGCATTTGCAGAGTTAGAAGATGGGAGCATTGACACCACCGAGCAGGAAGAGCTGCTACAACTTCCGAGTGACGGAGATCAATCGTGTACTTGATGGTGATACTATTGATGTCACTATTGATCTGGGGTTCGATCTATACAAGAAGGAAAGAGTTAGAGTTGCAGGAGTTGATACACCAGAGAAAAGAACGAGAAATCTAGAGGAGAAAGCACTTGGAATCGACGCAACCAACTGGCTCAAAGAAAAACTCGAAGGCACTTTGGCTGGTGATGATGAGTTGTCTGTTAGGACTGAACTTGTTGGTGGCACTGGCAAATACGGGCGTCTTCTGGGTTGGCTTTACATTGGGGACGACAGTGTGTCCCTTAACGAGCAAATGATTATTGAAGGTTATGCTCACGCATATGATGGTGGCACCAAGGATATGAATCTCGAAGCACTGAAAGAGATTCGTAGATCGTTTGGAACATTAGTAGAATAAATATATCAGATCCAAATTTATACGTTATGAAGAAAATCCTTCCTATCGTTATGCTATTGATGACCACTTCTGCTGCTCAAGCAGGTGGACTTGTATCGAAACATGCTTCATCCGTCCAACTGACAGTTGATTCTGCCAGAACTCAGGCAACCAGAATTGGTTCCTCATTTAGTATCTCTGGTTCAAACATTGATACTACGGATGGTTCAACTGCTGGTGCTGTATCTGCTGGTACTATCACCTCTGGTGTATATTCACCTGGCACTATTACTGCTACTCAAGATACTGCTGGATCAGCATTTAGTTTCAGTCAATCTTATACACAAGCTGATGCTGTTGCAACAGGTGCTCCTACCGTAGGTGAAGTACCTAACTATGGATCAGTTCTTTCTTACACTGCTGGATCTGCTGGTACATTAGCAGGTACAATTACTTCGGCAGGGGTGATCGGAGTGACAGCTGGTGGTGCTGGTACTTCTGCTACAGGACAATTCGTTTCTGAGATTACTGTTATCGATTAGTAGGGGAAACATCATGAAAAAATTATTCATTGTGATGTTTCTATTGGGATCTCCAGCAATGGCGGTCCCCGTGGTCCCAAATTTCACACAGGGATCCATGACTAGTAGAACGGAAACGACACAAAAAATATCAGAAACCATCAACTCGATGGATTATAACACTGGGTATCAGTATTCTGCTACTGGTTCTGGTGTAACAGCATCAGGAAACCTTTCGCCAGGAACAGGTGCTACGAATGTAACTATTAATGGAGTGAATTCATCATGGACTGGAGCAACAAACAAACCACAGTTCACACAAACAGTACCAGGAGCAGCGTTTCAGTTCACAGAAACTTATCGAGGCCCTGGTTTGAGCAATCAAACAATTATTCAAAGAGAAACCGAGGTTATAAGCATAACCGATACCACAAGTATCTTCTCGCAGTAACATTATTATTATTCGCTAATCCTTCTTATGCTGAAACTGTTGGTGGTGTCTCTGCTACTGCTAATCCTGTGGCTAATAGTTCAGGCTCCGTTACAAACCAAGCTATACAGGTCCTTCAGGGACCATATATTACAAACACCTACGGAGGTGGTATACAATGTCAGGGTCCCACTCGCAATTTCACACCCTATGTAACAGGTAGTGTCTCTGCTGCTAAACCTTTTGAAGATTATTATGATGATCCCGTATACGATGTCACCGATAACTTTGGTGCCTACGATGATGACGGGAATTCAATTGGAGATGGTATCTTAGATAATCCTGGAGATGTAAGTTTCTACAAAAGAACTAGGACAGGACAGAAAAATAACTATAGTTTAGGTGTAGGTTTCTCTATGACATGGAGCACACCTACAGATAAAAAGTTACAAGATCTTTGTAAAGAAGCAGCAACTTCTAACATCGCAATGATGAAACAACTGACTGCTAATAAAAGATTGGACTTTGAGATTGCAAGACTTAAGAATTGTGGCGAGTTGAAGTTGAAAGGAATTCAATTTCACCCCAAGTCACCATACTATTCTGTATGTGCTGATGTCTTAGTAAACAATCCACCAGGACATAAGCATCCACACTACCACAATATCCCTAACGTTTCTTCTTCTTCCGAGGGAAAACAGAGCGCAATACCCGTACTGCCTCATTCATCTGACGCTGCTCTGCTCGGCGCTCCCCTGACGACAAAATAGGAGGTTTCTTACCACGTAAGGTAGAAATCTTTTTCATAACTTTCTTAACCGCTGGTTTGACTGCTTTCAATAGCAGATCTGCCAGCGGTTTTGCTACAAGTGCTGATGATGTAGCGATGACAGCAATACCACCTACCTGCATTACCTGTCCACCACTAGGTAGACCAGCAACAATTTGTGTGGGGAGTCCTACTGATTCTGTTATCTGAACACACGTCTTATCAATGAGTTTATAACCAGTAACTCTCTTTCTAAATCCTTCTACTAATGTTCCTACAGGTTCTTGTGCTACCTGAACCTTTGTAGGACATTCTATTTTGGCAGTAGGTGGTGGAGGTGGGGGTGGTGTATCTGTTTTTGTTTCTGGTGGTGTAGGTTTATCTGGTGTTCTGTTATCCACCTGAGGTGGACCAGTCATAATCATCTGGTTTGGTTCATAAGAAATAGGATTAAAATTGGGAACACCAGAATCGCAAATTGTAACCACACCATTAGGATCATCCGTTCGTAATTGATTATTTTTAGCAGTATTAGTTTCAGTCGCCTCAACACATCCTGGTATATTGACCACAGGCACACCAATGTTTACAACTACTGGAGCTGCTAGTGGTAGTGATGTTGTAGTGTTATTGAAGTCATAGGTGGAGATAGTATTAATTTCAATATCATTAATACGAATATCTCCACCTGTAATGATGGGTATCTCAGGCATCAGTCCTCAAATAATTTAAAAAATCCTGTCCAGATAGAATGAAAGAATACATACAGGAAAAATGTATCTGTTGCTTCTTTCTTTTGGCGTTTCTTATAGGTCGATTGTGCCATAATTTGTATCATAACTATACCTATTTAACAGGTCTCAGTCAATTCTCAGATTAGCAGTCATTAAATACTGATCCAACTGTAGAACCTAGTGATGATCCTGCTTTCTGTCCTAGAAGCAATGCCCATCCACCTGCCAACCAACCCACGTAGGGGACGCTAGCAAGGGCAGGAACAGCAACTCCAGCAGCAATAGCACTACCTGCCATCGCACCTTGTGATCGTGCGCCAGCGTCCGCCACTAAACACTCTGCTTGTTTGGCAGTCAACTTTCCCTCATCATCTGTTGCACCCCCTAGGTTGCGAGTACCTTCACGGGTGAACTGATCACGACGATACTCATTTCTAATTTCAGATCCACCACCAAAGAATCCTCTGCGTTCCTTGTCAACATCTAGAGACCTTTCGGACTCTAGAATCTTAGGATCGTCAGCACGGAATTCAATTTCATAACCATCCTTGCCTGCCTTAATCCTATACGATGAGTAAGGACCACGGGGGAGATTAAATGTAGGAGGTTGAATCATAGGTTCAGGTTCCTGCCTGAAAACATATCCAAGCAGACCTATATGTGCTACAACAAATACTCCACCAACTGAAGCGGCAACGATCTTAAGTTTATTCATGGTTAGAATGGCATAGTGGGACTAGGCACAGCAGGACCAGTAATCTCAGGGACACCTGGAACAGCAGCATCTAACATTCCTGGTAGTGCTTCTGTAATTGCTTCAGTGATAGCAGCAGTTACTCTCTCCCTTGATTGCTCGATTAATGTATCCTTTTGAACGTAAAGATAAGCACCACCCCCTAGGACAGATAAAGAAACTAGACCAGATAATAACGCTACACCATTAATTAATTTTTGCATCTTTCTTCTCCAGTGTAGGTGCTTGTTTGACTTCTTCATCATCCTTCTTTTTCTTAGAAGGCATGACTCCAAAAGTTGCTAACGTCCCAGTAAAGACGCTGGCGATAAAAGTTGGGTCGATGTTTTTTTGAGGAACCCCAGGAACAGTTACATAATTAAGAGTCAGAATTGCTGCTGACCATCCAAGTATAATAACTCGGACAAGAGTTGATACACCCTCATCCGCCCACTCAAATTTGTTTTCCTTTTTGGATTCCTTTTTAACCTGAATATCTTCAGACATTAAAAAAGGAGCATGGCTCCTTTATTTATAATTATACTACCACAGGAGTGGTTTTCTTTTTACCGATATTGTATTTTGATTCCAATACCCATTCACCTTTCTCTTTATATGACAACACTTTAATTTGATTAAGTGGTGCAATATCAAGAATCTCATCACCTTTAACGATTGTGATTAAACCCCAATCAGAAAGAAGTTGTGAAATTCTATTACGACGTTGTACATCATTTAATGTAAGGTTTGCTGTCTTGCCATCAAGAGCAAACAATTCTTTAAAGTGTACAATGTAATACTTACCCTGCTTGTGCAGAATATGACAGGATTGATATAACTTCTTTTCCTTTCTTGATGCAACACCAATTCTAGAAAGAGTTTCCCTTACCTTAAGAAAGTCATCTGGTTGGGAAAGTTTTACCTCTACCATACTTTCACGTGTCCATTGCACTTCGGCAACTTGAGACATTATGCTTTTCCTCCACGATTTAATTTCAATTTAATAAACTCAATTTGATTTGTATTTAGTATCTTTAGAGTTGCCTGTGCTTTCTCGGTACTATAGTTATAGTATTCCTTGATACACTCAAGATCATCTAGTTTTACTTTCTTATCCCAGGGCGAGAAACGCTTTCTCTTCCTAACGATATTTATATAAAAATCGTATTGTAGTTTACTAGGGAGTTGCGAGTTAAGATTCATCTCATTCGCAAGTAGCACAGTATCATAATGATGTGACAAACATTTAGTGATGACCCAAGACGGGTATTCTTTTTCCCATCCTGGATCATCACCGTCCATCAAATTATTTTTGGTCTCATTAATCGTCTTTAAGTAGTCCGTCAAGGGATGGTTGTACTTGCTCATAATTAGTTAAAAGAAGTTCTTTACGTTTCTTTTGATCACGTGTGTAGGTGGTTGTAGATCTCATTGTGTATGTAAGATCCCATTCCTGAGCAGTCCACCCAGGAAATCTTTCTTGAACAAACAGGTCAGAGTTGTAAGTAATCATACAGGTTTGCTCAGAGTTATTACATTGAGCAGCAAACAATTCATGATCAAAACTTTTATGCATTGATCCTTTCTTACCATAAAGATTATCCTTAATATCATAAGGAGGATCTAGAAAGACAAATGCATCGTCACCATAAAGAAAATTAGAATAATCTCTATTGGTGATAGTCCAATACTGAATAAGTTCAGAAATGTATGGAAGTTTATCAATACCTCTAAAAGTAAAGTTTTGTTGTGATGCCTGCTTACTAAAAGAGGATGACTCAGACAATCCACTAAAGGAACATTTGTTTACAATATAGAAATTAAATCCAATACTATATTCATCAGTTCCTACTAGTGCATTCTTTGCATTATTGAATGCCTCCCTATGGGTTTCATAACTCTCACCAAGTTCTGTTTTCAGTTCTCGGAGATCATGAGTAAGACGTTCACCATGTAACTGCAGAGACCGCCAGAAGCAGTACAGAGGGTAATACAGATCATTGACCCATACCTCTGTCCTAGGACGGGTCTGGGTCACATAGAGTGCCATAGAACCACCACCAAGGAATGGTTCATAGTACTTGTCAAATTGTGGGAGATGATTGTCTAGGAAGTTGACTGCTCTAGATTTACCTCCAGGATACCTCAAGGGTGTTTTAAGTTTTGCCATCAAATAAGATCTGTAAGAAGAATAGTAAGTGCCTTTGCTATTTCTGGTTTTTTCTTTGGAATAATTCCAGAGCAAACCCAAGTAATATGTGAATGATCTATTTGTATACTCACATTAGAACTTTGAATTTTATGTTGTTTAACACTGTTTTCAAAAGTAGTATAACCTACTTGCCTTCTAACAGGATCTAACATAATCATATAATCATATGTCTTTTCAATTGTATCTTTTGCATTACCTTGAAAGTTTTTCAAAGTAATTGGTCTTGTTTTCTTTGCTACTGGTTGAAACATTTTGTCTTGCATCTTGCATTCAATTTGTATCAAAGGCAAAGGATCATTAGTCACAAAATCATGACCAAGTTTATCATTCATGCCAACGTACTTTAATTGTTTACCACTATATTTTTCAATAGCAAGTTCAACAATTTCAGTACGAAGACCTCGAACTTGTGCTCTCTTCAAACCTTCACAAGCAACAGCGGTTCCAAAGATTTCTTCCCAATTAAAAAGATTCCAATCAATATTCATTTGAATTGGCACTCCACCATCATTTCAGTTAAAGCGGCAAGTAGATTAATTTCCTGATCTGCAACAAAGGCAGATTGGTATTGATACTTACCAATGATCAATACCGCTTGAGGAATAGTTTG